TGTTTTCTCCGACCGTGATTGACATTCGGCCTCCGCCTCCTTCCTTTCTTCCTGCTCCCTGCGCATGCGGTTAAATCCAGTTATGTCAACTGCCATAATATCACCTCAAAATAGAGAGAGGGCCGAAGCCCTCTCCGTTTTCAATTATCCACTGGCGGGGTCTGCCTTCACCTTGACCAGGAAATGGTTGTTCTTCTCAACCGTGTAACCCATGATGCCGACGTTGTTATCGTCCACTGTGACCTTTATTGTTTCGTCTGCCGCCCAGGTGCCGCCAAGGGTCACGGTGAATTTGCAGACGCCGTTTTCAAAGGTCATGTTCTTGGTTGCATCGCCGCCTTGTTCGCCGTCATCTATGGCAATGGTTCCAGACGTAGAAGTTATGTCAACCTTCACTTCCCGGGTCCCGTTGAACCATTCCTGCACCTTAGTTTTGGTCTTGTTCATTATCTGCAGGGTAACATCAAAGGCATAACCATCACTCTCAGTAACAGTCGGCTCAAGTGCCTGTTCATTCCCGCCTGTCCCGGTCATGGCCGGGAGGATGACGAGGTCAACGTCACCCCCGGCCGCATCCTCTAACCCCTTCAGATGGTCATAAAACTCGTTAGGTGTGTAGGTGAAACGCTTTAAATAGTCTAAAAATCTCATCTCATCACCCCTTAAGTCCCTGTATAAGCAGTTGTGAGCTTGTGCTTAAACTGTACTATACGGACGTTTTTGCTCTCGTAAACACGTAGCCAGTTCCGGTAAGTTGCCAACTCTGTGTTGCTCGGGGTTGCGCCTGTTACTGTTACGTTCTGGAAGGCCACTCCCCTCGGGTGAAGGATAAAGTGCCTGCGGTTTACAAGGATGTCGTCTCCGGACAATGCATCTCTGGCAGTTTCGGTCGGAACAGGAGCTCCACCTTCGCCCCAGCCAAAGGCACCGGCCCCGAAGATGTAGGTTGTATATACCCCGTTGGAAACAGGCAGGCCATCGTCCACCACAACCCGCTTGCCGAGGAAATAGGGCACTTCTGCTGCTCCCTCAGATGGCTTGATATATTCAATCAGGTCATCTTTGGCGAGCTTTGCCACAGTTGCGGAGTGCATCGCAAATCCGGTCAGTTTATCGGCATTATCGCCCAGCTTGTAAATTGCATCGACAGCGGTCTTTGCGGATATAACGTCATTGTCTTTTGCTGCCGGTACACCGCTTATGTCATGCTGGTTTGTGTTCATCAGGGTTGCATTGTTGCCGAATATACCGTCAAGAGTCTTAATCAAGATGGCCTGGAATCGCCTTGCCCAGTATGCAGCTACCAAATCACCTATTGCGGCCATGGGGTCATCACCGGACAAAGCTTTCGCAAGGTCATTGACACTCCATGCACGGCCTCGAGCCAAGAGGGCCGCCACGTCCTGAGACGCTGTAATCTTGCCGACGGTCAGGGCTGTCTGGTCACTTAGCACTTCATCAACGCCGCTCAAGTCTTCCCAGAACGGCATGTTCACGAGTTTGCCGCCGGAGCTTGCCAACGCATCCAGCGCCGGAGTTCTGGCTATAATGCCACTCTGATAGAAAGCGGATAGTTCTGCCGTACGCTCAATAACATACGGATTAAATACCTCAGGGACGATTACGTCACTGATTATAGTCTTGGTTACAGACACCTTTCATCACCTCATGATTTTTTACTTGACTCCCGCCTCTGCTTTCATCCGTGCCGCTTTAGCCGGGTCCTCCCGCAGGATCTTGCCCTGCAGTGTAAGGTTAAACGTCTCCGGCTTCCACGGATTTACTTCGGGGTTCCCTACACCTGGCGGGTTTGTGCCTCCCCCTACTTTTCCGGAATCGCCGAAAAGGTACTGGTCTGACTGCTGAAGTGCTTTCAGCTGTTCATCTATGCCAAGCAGTTGGTCGCCATCCAGCTTCACCTTCTCCATGTCAAGCAAGGCTTTAACGGCTTTGGCGTTCTTGGCCTTAGCTGCGGCAAGGGCTTTTTCAATGGCAAAATCAAGCTGCATTTGTGCCATTTTAGCCTGCCATTCTTCGGCTGCCTTCTTGTTCTCGGCTTGCAGGGTTTCAATCTGCTTCTTGAGCTCCTCGTTTGAACCTGCAGCGGCTTTCAGCTGCTCAAGCTGCTTGTCCCTTTCCTGGATGTCAGTCTCCAGCTTTTTCTTTGCCTCTGCCACCTCATTATACTTATCCTTCGGGATAAAGTATTTCGGCAGTTCCTTGTTGATGTCGCCAATCACGCTGTCCAGTTTTCCTTCCTCAATTCCGGCTTTTTTCAAGATTTCTTTTAACCAATCCATGATCAAATCTCCTTTCCTGTTACTTTTTTATACTGGTCAGTACCAGTCCAGGTCTTGTCTCTTTATGCCCTGACAATACCAAAGAAGGGCAAAAGTGAAACGCCCGAAGGCGGTTATTAACCTATCTTAAAGTAAACATTTTATCTCCCAAGGCATTTATCAAAGTTGATGAATGTAATCTCCATTTCCCCAGGCGCGCCCATCATTCTGCATGTTCCGCCAAGTATGCTATATCCCCTTTTGTGCATTTCACTTAAAGTCATAGCATGATCGGGAGTTAACCTGCGCCCTCCTCCTATATCTGCACCCAGGGGATCTGTTGTCCATGATTCAATAGGTCTGCCTAAATCTCCTTTCCGATAAACAACTAAACTTGCTTCTTTTTCTAACCTCATCCGAATGGCCGTTTCTACTTCGCTAAAATCAGAATAATCTTTACTAAACCCCTCGGCCTGCCCAAACAAATCCCAATCCTCTTTTGCGTCCTTTAAACTTTTCTGTATCCGATTTTCCAAACCACTCCGCCACACATCAACGGCTGCTTCTTCCAGATCAGATGTTGCACGAAGTAACTTCCCGATACGGCTGTCATTTTTAATTTCTGCTGCTATTGTTTCCATTGCTTTCTTCTGCTGTGCGGCTACGCCCCCGTAATCTGACAATATTTTTTTGACGGTTCCTATTTCCTCTCGACTAAAGCCTTTCTTCAAAAAAATCTCCTCATACTCAGGCTGTATCATCAAGTTGCCAGGACGCTTACTCGCTTTAATCCTATCAGTAATTTCTTCGTCAAAATCTTTAGTTGTAATTATTGGAGTTTCTCTATCAATGCCTCTTTCTTCAGCCTCCAATTCCTCAATCTCTTTATCCAGATCAATATACAAGCCGTAAGCATGCCTGCAGTTGGGGTGGAAAAGTCCGGCTGCCTTAGCCTCTTCTAACGTCGGGTATCCTTCCGTTTTCCCCGTGATGCTCAATATCTTTCCCTGCCACGGCTGACACAGTTCACAGGCTCCACGATGTGTGCTTACTTTCACCAAGTCATGCCCCTGCTCTACCAGCCGGTTGGCTGTGCCTTCTAGATGCGCCTGCATGGTAGTTGTCCGTGCTACCATCTCCGTATATGTCCGCATGTTCCACATCCGACCGGAGCGGTCCTTGAACCCGGTCACACCCCGCTCTGCAAGCTGTTCCCTGAATCTTCTGGCCGTCTGCTTCCATGTGTCATATCCTACTACTGTGCCCCGGACGTTCTCAAGCGCCAGCTCCCGGTATATGTCGTTCACCTGCCGGCCTATCACCTGCACGACGTCCTCAAACCTCTGATAAGCATTTTCGGCTAAAACCTGAGCTGCCTGCTGGTGGATAGCCCCGAAACCGGCTGTAATGGACACTCCTGCATCTTTTAACATCGCATCTGCATTCTTTAGGCCTTCGGTATAGACACGTGGAATAGCTTCTGTGCACCAAGTTCTATTTCCTTCTCTTAACTGTTGCAGGATGGCTTCTACATTCTTTTTCATTGCGGCTAGGTATTCTGTTTGATTGCCCCTGAGTAGCGCCCGGTTGATGCGGTCCAGGATTTCACGTTCTGCCTGTTCATAAAACTTGACCAATCGGTTAATTTCGGCGTCGCTGAACCTCCTTACATCTGCCATTATTCTTCACCTTCGCCTTCTTCCTCACCCTCCACCGGCGGCAGAGTGATAGGCGGCAGTTCGGTGCCTCCCTGCCCTGCTTGCTCGCCTCTAATGCGGTCTATTTCTTCCTGCAGGGCTTCACCCTCCAAGCCATACAGCCGCCTGAGTGAGCTTTCAAGACTTGTCAAACCGGCAGTATACCTCTGGACCTCGTTCTGTGTAAGTTCCTGCTCATCATCCGGCAAGCCATCTTTCCAGTCAATATGAATATTCTCAAGCACTATTGCGCCTGCCATGCCCTGTGCCTTTTCCAGTGCCGACGCAAGCCAAAGGACTTCTTTCAGCGCAGGGTCAAACCTCATTCTAATCCGGTTTACTTTCGCCAACGGCGCCATCATCAAACGCCTTAGCGCTGTGCCTGATTCGGCCAGTCCCGCCTTGAGCTGCCCAAAGGCTGCTGCTGAGGTTTCGGAAATAATATATAGCTGCTCCATGAGGAGATCAATCTGCCGGAACGCCGCCTCAAGTTGCCCGTCCCAGGTAACATAGCCCGGAGGCTGCTCATCCTTGCCAACAGGAAAGTATTTGCCTCCGCTCCGGTAGCCCCATTGCCCGGTTGCTGGGTCGCGCTCCAGTACCGTATCCGGCCCGTACATATTCGGGTCTGCATGCTTATCAAGTATGCGGCTTATCTGAGCAATGCGAACCTCGAGCTCTTGGATGATGCTGTCTAAATCGCTGTAATCGTCCAGGCCAGTGACTCTGTCGGTGGTAAGGATATTGTTCACCGGTACAACCAAAAACTCATCAACGCCGGTTTCTGTCTCTGCATACTCTATAGCCGAGCCGATAATGTTGTTCTCAATTGGGTATTTCGCTGTTGTGATTTTGCCCTTTTCGTGTATCTCGGTTTGGAGATACTTCTTTGTAACGGTCTTGCCCCGTTCCTGAGCATCTTCCTCATAAGTCCAGGCCAATACATACGCCTGTATCTCCTTAATGTTGTCCGGCTTCACCACCGGAAACCATATCGCCGGCTGCTGGCCTTCGATTATAGCCCTGCCGTCATAGCGTACCTTGAAGATGCCTGTACCGTAACGTGACACATCCAACGCCACCTCGTAGGCCACATTAAAAAGGCCATTATCTTCTATAATCCGCTCAACAGTTTCCTGCTCCTGACTGTCCTTGTCACCGGCCGTAATTCGCGGCGGCTCTCCAAGGAGCAAATCAGCAAACAACAGCGTCAATCGTTTGTGCCAGTTCAATACCATTTCAAGTGTCGCTTGCTGGTCCTCACGGAGCAGCCTTATCCAGTCTTTATATACCAGCTCGTGTTTCCCCTCGAACAACAGCCTATTTTGAGCATATCTTTCTAGCCGCTCTGCCTCTGTCGGCGGGGGCCAGGGGTTTCCGGGTGCTAAAAATGAAAGGCTTGTCAGCATATATATCACCATCCTTGCGGTTTTCGTACAACGGGCCTCTTTTCAAAGAATTCATCCTCATACGCATATCGGAGAGCGTCAATAAGATGATTGTCCTTGTCAACAGGTACCGGCAGCACATTTCCGTTTTTATCCTCTTTCCACTTGTATTTCACTAATTCGTTTTTCATATTTTGACATTTTACATCTACAACAATAGTCTGCTGCTGCAACCACTGTATGCCATGATTAACGCTGTCTTTGCCCTTCTTGGCGCCGATGGCATTAACTCCATACTGCCGCAGTTCCTTAATGCTTTTTGGCTCTGCGCTATCGCATACAACAATCTGATTACCGATTATCTTTTTAACCTCCACCGCCAGCAAATCGTTTGTAAGCTCAGGCATATACAATTCGTCAAGCACATAGATTGTCTTTTTCTTCCTGTCATAATGTGTATGAGGTAGGGCCGATGGATCCTCCGCAAAACCAAAGTCAAGACCATTCCTGAAGTTATCCGCAATCGGCTTAAGCCACGATAAATCTTCAACCCGCCAATTTTTGAATATAACAGCCCCCAGAACGCCCCAATTGCCCAGAGTGTAAACCTCATAAAAGTACTTGTCTGTTTCATTCTCCAGGGCTTTAATATCCTGCTCTGTTAAGAACCTGTTGTCCTTATACGTCGTTTTGAGGATTGATAATTTATCGTCTTTGTATTTTCTCTTACTATCATCCCAGACGTTAAGGAAAAATTCTTTATATATCCAATGATCCTTCAAAATCGGGTTAAATGACATTATCACCCGTTTACTAACTTTTGCCCTTCCGCGCAGTCTTTTTGTAAGCTGTTTATACGCGTTATACTCTGCTTCCGTTGCTTCTTCAATCCATATATCTGTTATAACGCCTTTGGCCGGTGTGATGGATTTTATCTTTTCAGGGTCATCCAGCCCACAAAACAAAATCTGATAGCCATTGAAGCATGTTATTGTAAACTCGGATTTCAGCACAGTAAAAAAGCTATTCAGTCCCATATCGTTAATGGCTTTGATTATCTCATTATATACTGAACCTCTAATAGTTTTGGCTACATTTCTTATAACTAAATAGTTTCTACCGCCTTTCATTAAGTCAAGGACTGTGCGTTGTGCTACAAAAACCGATTTACCGGAAGATGATCCGCCGAAAAATATCTGTGTCGGGGTGTCGTCTTGAAGATATGGGATGAAAACCTTGTTAAATATATTAGTGCTTACATTTAACTTAACCTTCCTTTTCTTCTTCGTTTCCGTATTCATCTTCATCTACCAACCTTATTTCCACCTCGACGTCATGGTCGAATTTGCCCTCCATGTTATAATGGCTCAATTCCTTCCATTCTCCGCCGCTTCGATTGACCAGGTAGAATTTTTGGGCAAGCACATTGCCGGAAATTGCTGACATAAATAACGCATCTTCCACTAAATGAAGTCTTATTTTTTTAGCTTCATCAACTTCTTTTGCAAACTCAGGGTCTGCTGCTCTTGTTTTTCTATACGTGGAGGTGTCAATACCCATAGCCTCGCAAATGTTTACTATTGTATTGCCATTTGCTATTAAGTTAATAAATAACTGTTTTTTTCTTTCTGTAAACTTACGCTTGGCCATTACTCAACACCTGCCTCTTTAATAGCCCTTTCAATCAATTCCTTAATATGCGTGGATTTTTCCCTTGCTACCTCGCCACTCTTAAACGGTATTCTGATAACAGCACAAGCTTTATCACGAACCACCAAAAACGAAACAAGCTCATCCTTTTCGTCAACCATCACTTTTGCTATTTCCTTTGCTATTGCTAATGTCAATTCATTGATTTTGGCCAGTCTTTTTTGTTCATCATCCTTCGTCTTTATATCTTCTGCCGATAGTCTAGGGAATAATTGCGATGTTGGATACCTGAACAAGTCAATCTTTTCCGGGTTTAACTTGTGCTGTCGTACCTTTTTGATAATTTCGCCCTTTGATGTGTCGCCTTTTATCAGGTTCAAATTATTTACCAGGTTGAATTCTTCTTCCTTGTCTATATTTCTTTCTATAACAACAGCCTCAACCGTGTCATGGCCAATCGCTTTCCAAGCCCGAACCCTGTGATGTCCCGCTATGATACGATACTTTCCTCCATCCTTGACGACAACTGGCAGCTCTACCATACCCCACTTCTGCAACTCTTTTTTCAATCGCTCAAATACCATGGAATCTTCTTTGTTTGCTGAAAGCTCATTTTCTATAAGCTCGTCTATGCTTACTTCAATAACTTTCCCATTCAAAACGCTCCCCTCCCTTTAACATCGAGCGAATAGTCGTGGGTATAATCACCTGCTACGTACTCATCCCATATACCTGCTATCAAGTTTGTAAAATTCGGGTCCTTGTTATATCTAGCTTTAAGCATATCCTGCATCAAGACCAGATATTTATCATAGTTCCTCATCGCCTCAATACACAGTTCCACAGCCTCTCCCTCGTTTGTATAAATAAGCGGCCAACCCTCGCCCATAAACGTTTTCATCCACGGCCTGTTTCTTATAACCGGGACAACGCCAAGTTCCAGTAGTTCAAGATACCCCAGCGGTTGCCCTTCAACCTCGGACGTAATCAAAAGCACCTTTGCATTGCCTGCTTCTTTTCGGTACTCCTGCGAATCTAGTCCTATATAAACCTTCGGGAAGGTCTCCTTTATGTGTGTCAATAACCTTCTCCTTGACGCGCTTATTGCCGGAATGAAAAACTCTACATCTATACCCCTCCCCAACAGTACGGCCATTATTCTTGTCGCTATGTCCGGCTTTTTTATACTGTTCCACCTTCCACTCCACACCACTTTATCCGCCTTCTCCGGCAGCCCATCTAAAGGCTCATACTTCCATAAAACCAGCCGCCTTATTTTTTTGTTGGAGTTCGGGCATGCACGAAATAGCCTTTTGTCGGCCAATTCATATTCAGTATCGTTATCCAGCACAACAGCATGAACATTTGGTATATTGCCAACCATCCACCAAAACATGCTTTCCTCATATCCTTCAACGGAAAATTCTGCCACTCCCTTTTCTGGTACTTTTGGAGAAACGTAAACTATCGGCTTATTTCTCAAGGTTATGCCGCTATTACCTTGGGTTAGCATATATATTAACATAACTGCTGTCATGCCGCCGGTAACTACTATGTCGGCGTCCTCCAGAACATTTGCATGGTATGCGGCCAAAACAACCTGTCTGTAGCGG